AAATTTTACATATTAATATAAATTAACAAAAATTACCAACCTTGAAACATGCTAAAATAGGGCATCGGAGAAATCCCGAAACCCTATAAAATGTGTCTTTTAATAAAAATAAAAAAGACAGATTAAATCTGTCTTGTAAAATATTTAACATATTAATTTATCTAAAATTAGATTAATGCTTTATACCATTGAATTAATCTATTAATTCCACTATCCAAATCAATAAAATCTACTTTTCCAAATTCATCTTCATATTTTGATATATCAACACCAACATTTGAAGGTGAACCAAATAATCCATCATCTTTTTCAGGAATTATAATTTCAACATTCATAATTGATCCTATTTTCAAAGCTAAATCTTTTATTGATATTGTATCTTTACCACCAACATTATAAATATCTGATTTACCATTCAATAATATATTCCACATCATTACTACTGCATCAATGACATCACAATAAGTTCTAATTGCTAAACCTAAATCTAATAATTCAATTTTACCAGCTAATGCTTTTTTTACAAATGAATTAATTACCCTTGTATCATTTAAGGTTGCTCCACCATAAGCTAAACATAATCTAGCAGACTTTATATCTAATCCATTTTGTCTATAAATATTACATATTGTTTCTCCAAGTTTTTTACTTTCAATATAACATGCTCTTGGATGATTAGTATTAGTATATCCTACATCACTTTCTTGATATGGAACTGATGGATTGCCACTATATACTTCAGAAGAACTAATAAAAAGGAATTTACCTTCAGGATTGAGTTTTTGTAGTAGACAATCTGTTATAACTGTATTTAATTCAATGGTTTTAATTTTATCATGTAAAAATTTCGTAGGTTGACCATATCCACTACAATGAATAATAAAATCAGCATTAGGCAATAAATTTATTACTCTAGAAGATGTTAAATCACCATGAAAATGAAAAATGTTTTTTTGTTTAAATAATAATTCAAATTCATCACTTATATGATTTTTACTTGAAGTATATAAATGTATCTTTTTTCCACAAAACTCATTTAAATAATAAATTGTTGAAACTAATCTCAATCCAACAAGTCCTGTTGCACCAGTAATGATTACAGTTTTATTATTTAACATATTAAAATTTATTTTTTTACAAATTAATTTAGCATCTTCCATTAATAAATCAAAAGTTTCCATAAATAAAATTTTCTACCTTCCTACTTATATTTTTTACTGTAAAACCAATTTCATTGTTAATATCATTATAATTTCCATAACTATCTAAAAATTTATGTGGGATTCCAATATGTTTTATAGAAATAGGTTTATTTTTAAAAGTTTCTATAATATTATAATCTAATCCACCTTCGTAATAAGGTTCACACAATATTATATTTTTATTATAAAATTCAGATAATGTTTTCTTATCAAAAGGATGTATAGTGGTATAATATAAAATAGTTACATCTAAATGTGATGTTGATTCTAATATCAAATCTAACATATTACCCACAACTATAATCGTAGCTTGACTTCCTTTTTTAATGATATTTGCTGCACCAAATTTAACATTTTGACTATTTATATTTTCATATTCACTCAAACGATAATATGTTGGATTTCCATTATTATAAGATTGATTAAATAATACATCAAATTCTTGCGATGTTCCTGGTAATATTATTTCCATATTAGGAATTTGTTTGAGAATATTAACATCAGCAGGACAATTATGACTTGAACCTAATCCTGCATAATCATAACTAGCACCAATTGAAATAAAATTACCATTTAAATTTTGATAACCAAAATCTAATTTTAATTGTTCATAGGCACGTTCTACAAGAAATGGAGCAATAGTATGAATTATAGGTGTCATTCCAGATAAAGATAATCCCGAAGATAAACCTATCATTGATTGTTCTAATATCCCAGTATTATAAACTCTCGATGGATATTTTATAATACTATTTCTAAACCCAAAAACACTAATATCTCCCAACAACAGAACAGTTTTTTCATCTTTTTGGAGAATATTTTCGACTGTTTTAATAAATTGTTTACGCATACAATTCCTCCAAAAGTTTATTTAGTTCATCTAACGAAGGACTTTTATGATGCCATTCATTAGGACTTTTTTCTAAAGTTGTACATCCGTAACCTTTTATTGTTTCACATATTATTGCTTTTGGTTTATCCGATTTTTTTAACAACGAGGTTAATAAATCAAGATGATTATGACCATGTATATATTCTACATCCCAATTAAAAGCAAAAAATTTATATCCTAAATTTTTCATATTCAAAGTTTGATCTGTTGAATGATTATAATCAACAATACAATATAAATTATTTAAATTATGTTGAGATGCTAATAATGCTGATTCCCATATAGTTCCTTCATTTGATTCACCATCACCAATTAAAAAATAAATATTACCACTTTGATTTTGTATTTTTTTAGACAATGCCATACCAATTGCAATTGGCATTCCATGACCAAGAGAACCGCTACTACAATGTATACCAAGTTTAGGATTAAGTTTTGGATGTCCGCCTAATTCTGAATTGTATTTACAAAAACTATATAATTGTTCTTTTGTTATAAATCCATTATGATAAAGAATAGTATATAATGCTAAACTCGCATGTCCTTTACTAAGTAGGAATTTATCTTCATTATGATTTATAACTTTGGCATATAATATATATAAAATATCCATAATACTAAATGAAGATGCTATATGCCCTTCTTTTATTTGATATGATAGCTCTAATATGATTTTTTTTAGATTATTTATTTGTTGATTTGCAGTCATTTTGAACCCACCAATCATACATATTTTTTATACCATATTTAAAACTTATACTCGGATTCCATCCTAATTTATTAATTTTACTACTATCTAATAATTTTCTCATTGTTCCATTTGGTTTACTTGTATCAAATTGAATTACACCTTTATATCCAATTATATCGGCAATAATAAAAGCAATTTCTTTAATACTCATATCAAATCCTAAACCAACATTTATAATTTCATTTGAATTGTAATTATCCATAAGGAATATACAAGCATTAACCATATCGGATATATATAATAATTCTCTTTTAGGTGTTCCATCTCCCCAAACTATCACATGATCATCATTATTTTTTTTTGCTTCAAATATCTTCATAATTAAAGAAGGTATTAAATGTGAGTTTTCTTTATCAAATTTCTCACCAATTCCATATAAATTACATGGCATAGCAATAATATAATTTGTGTTATATTGTTTATTATAAGCTTGACATAATTTTATGCCTGTTATTTTTGCAATAGAAAATCCTTCACTTGTTGATTCCAAATATCCTGATAATAAATAATCTTCTTTAATAGGTTGTGAACATTCTTTTGGATAAGCACAATTACTTCCTATAAATAATAATTTTTTAACATTAAATTTATGTGAAAATTTGATTATATTAAACTCTATCATAGTATTATCATATAAAAATTCTACTGGATATTTAGAATTTGCTAAAACTCCACCTATTTTTCCTGCACAAAGAAATACATATTCAGGACATTCTATTTTAAAAAACAATTCAACTGCATCAGTATTAGTTAAATCTAATTGTACATGTGTTCTTGTAATTAAATTATTATAACCATTTAATTTTAAATGTTGATATAAGGCATTACCTAATAAACCATTTCCAGCTATATAAATTCTTGAATCTTTATTCATATAATGCACCACCAAATGCTTCTACAATCTTATCTAGATCATTTTTTGATAAATATTGGTGAATTCCAATGTAAAACCCATTTCTACTTAAATAGTCTGCATTTGGTAATTTATCTTTATAATATGTTTTATATTTACTATAAGCTGGTTGCATTGTTGGAATACTACCAAATAAAGGTCTACTTTCGATTCCATAATTTGTTATTAATTTATTTCTAAACTTATCTAAATCAAAATGAATATCACTTTTAATTATCAGGGGATATGCAAGATAACTAATGTTTTCACTATATTTAGGCAATATAAAAATATCTAAATATTTAGAAAGTCTGTCATTTAAATATTTCACATTGAATTGTCTTTTTAGAATTATATCATTAAAACTATCTAATTGAACTAAACCTAATCCTGCTTGAATATCCATAGTTTTAAAATTATAACCTATAAATTCATGCGTGAATCTAGGATCAAATTCTAAATCGCTTTTGGGACAATATCCCTTTGATCGTGTACAAATATTACAATCACATGATCTACCATTTGCTTTAATCTGTTTAACCAATTTATTAATTTTTTCATCATTAGTTACTATTGCTCCCATTTCACCTACTTGAATATTATGAGCAATATAAAATGAATAATCTGCTAATAAAGATAATGTACCTGTATTTTTTCCTTTATATGTACTTCCATGTGCTTGTGCCGTATCTTCAAAAACTACTAAATTATATTTATTAGCAATTCTATTAATTTCATCCATATCACAAGGAAAACCCATTAAATGAACAGGTAATATCATACAATATTCTTCAGGATTACTACACTTCAATAATTCTTCAATTTGTTGCGTATTAATATCAAATGTAATTAAATTTACATCAATAAATACAGGTTCTAATCCAACTAATTTGATAGCATTAGATGTGGCAATATATGTAAGAGGTGTTGTAATTACTTTAGCACCTTTTTTAATTTTAGGATATCTGTCATCATAAAGTAATGAGGTTAATCCTGCTATTAAAGCAGATGTTCCAGAATTAACCAACGTGCAATACTTTGTTCCGATTATTTCAGCAAACTTTTTCTCAAACTGTAATACATATTTTCCTTCTGATATATGATTTGAATCTAACATTTCATTTATAATTTGTTTTGATTTACTGTCGATTATATATTCACCAACGTGGATCATATAATAATACCCACTTCCTTTAAATCGTGAATTATCATAGTTCTTACAATTTCAGAAAACGATGTTTTTGGTTTCCAATTAAGAAGATTACGTGCTTTACTTGAATCTGAATAAAGTATATCAACTTCAGAAGGTCTAAAAAATCTTTCATCAATTTTAATTAGTGTTTTCCCTGTTTTAGAATCTACACCAATTTCATCTAATCCTACACCTTGCCATTCAATATTTACATCAGCTACCTTAAACGCTAATTCTATAAACTCTTTAATAGAATGAGTTTCATCAGATCCTAATACAAAATCATCGCCTTTTTCAAATTCTAATATATTCCACAGTCCTAAAACTGTATCAGTAGCACTAGTCCAATCTCTATATGAAAGTATATTTCCGAGAGGAATGGAATCTTGTTTACCAGCTAAAACATTTGCTATACCTTTTGTTATTTTACGAGTTACAAAGTTTTCCGTTCTTCTAACAGATTCAGTATTAAAAGTTATGGAATTACTACAAAACATGGAATATGCTTCACGATAATTTACAGTAGCCCAATATCCAAAAAGTTTACTCACTCCATAAGGACTCCTTGGATGAAACTTTGATTCTTCATTTAATTGTTGCATACCAGAAATTCCACCAAACATCTCGGATGAACTCATTTGTAAAAATTTAATATCTGGTTTATTAATTCTAATTGCTTCTAATAATCTAATAACTCCCATAGCTACTATATCACAAGTGGATTCTGGAATATCAAATGAAATTTTTACATGACTTTGTGCGCCTAAATTAAATACTTTTACAGGTTGAACTTCTTTTATAATTTGATTTAAGGAATTACTATCACATAAATCTCCATAATGTAAGTGCAATCGTTGATGACCAATCTCAGGATTATTATATAAATGATCAATTCGACCAGTATTATATGAACTAGAACGTCTTATTAAACAATGGACTTCACAATTCTTTTCTAATGCTAATTCTGTTAAATAACTTCCTATTTGTCCAGTTGCTCCAATAATTAATATCTTTTCCATATTAAATTTCCTCCTTTCATTAAATATAATTTATTATTATATTTTAATTATTAACTCTACCAAAATCATCTTCTAATCTTACTACATCTAACTCATCACAAATTCCTAATTGTACTTCAATAATTTCTAAAATATCATCACTTTCATTAGATATTCTATGTACAATTTCTTTGTCTATAAATAAATTATCTCCTTTATTTAATTTTATATTTTCATAATTAAATAATATAGTGGCTAATCCTTTTTGCACAGTCCAATATTCTTTTCTTTGTTTATGATATTGTAGACTAATTTTATTATGTGGATTTATAGAAATTTTTTTTATTAGATATCCAAAACCTTGTGATATAACGTTATATTTTCCCCAAGGTTTAATTACACTTGATTTATCAATTAATAAGGAAGAGGCTTGAATTTTATCACCTAATCCACAAATAATTTCAATATTATATTTTTCACATACTTCTATCTCTTCTAACGGTAAATTTTCAATTATCCGATCTCCACCTTTGGCGAAAACATTAATCTTATCACTATACTTCTCCAATGCTTCGGCAATTGATGTGTCTATTATAATAACTTCATCTACACATTTTATATTTCTAATTATTTCAGCACGTTCATTTTCAGACATTATTATAAAACCCTTTTTAAGAACTGCCTTTCTATCAGAATCCACAAATACAAGTAAATAATCTCCTAATTCTTTCGCCTTTTTTAGACATTCAAGATGTCCACAATGAAAAGGATCTGCAAACATTGATGTACAAATTACTTTCATATCAATCACCTATTCGGCAACAATAGTAGCCAATCTTTCTTCTAAACTCATTTTCATTCTGCTCCAAAATATATTATGATCTTCATACCATTGTGTTCCATAATTTTTATCATCAAATTCATCTTTTTCTCGTTTACCTTCATAATAATGTCTATGTTCAAATACCATATTATCAATAATTCTATCATCTTTTAATAAACCCATGTGAAATAAATTTTGATATGCTTCAGGATCACAAAAGAAATGTTTATAATGTGTACTAAATATACACTTATTCAATTTCTTCAAGCACTTAAAAGTCATACAAGCAATCACTAAACACTGTAGAGGTGGGTTTAAACTTCCATCATTCCGTCTATTAGCATCAGTGGTAATTTGACCAACATCTAAAAATAATGCACCATCCCATGTTGAGAATTTCCTATATAAATATTCATCCCAATTATCAGGACAATAGGTATCATCAGTTGGTAATATAATAATATCATCATCATTTAAATCTAAACTTTTGGTTATTTGATATGTTCCATAAGTATATCCATGTTCTTTAACTACTATGACATCGCAACCTTCTAATTGTGTTTTTTGTTCATCATTAGAAACTACGACTTTGTTTATAATTTGATCTGGATATTTAGCTCTATTCATCCAATATTGACAAGTTTCTTTAAACATTTTCGGGCGAATTGTACCCCATATTAAATAAATCATAATATCATCACCTTATCCTAATATAGTATTTAATCTGTCTTGCACAGACATCTTAATTCTATTATGATATGTGATTTGATCAGCATCCCAATGTTCAACAGCTATAACATCAAACTCATCACGTTTTCTCCATCCACTAGAATGATGTTCATGCTTGAATACAAATTTATCTACTGATCTATCATCTTTTAATAATCCTAGTTGAATGAGATTTTGATATGCTTCAGTATCAGAATAAAAATGATAATAATTTGGTGTAAATACTACTTTATTAATTTTTTTTAAACATTCAAAAGTCATACAAGCTAAAGTAATACATGCATAATCTTTTCTATTTATATCTTGGCAACCGTCATCTAAAAATATAGCATCATTATAATTTTCAAATTTACTATATATATATTCATCCCACTTAGGTAAACAAGAAAAATCATCACTTAATAAAATTATAATATCTTCGTTATTTGCTTCGAAATTTAAAGTTAATTGAGTAATTGCATAATTGTATCCACCTTTTTCTGTAATAGCTACAACTTCACAATTTGGAATATTAAAACTTTCAACTTCTTTAACTTGTTCTTCATTTGCCATTGCAATTTTGAAAAATAATCTATCTTTATTTACACAATTATCAATCCATTTTTTAGATGTCTCTAAAATAAAATTAGGGCGAATGCTCGCCCATAATATATAAATATTATTCATAATTTAATCATCCTTAAATCTTATTTATTTAATTTATATGTATTTTCTTCATCTGTTCTTAGTAAAGTATCCATACCTTGACCATAATCAATACACACTTTTCCATATGTTTTTGCCATTATTGGTGCGATAATACAAGCATTTACTCCGGCACTAACTAAAGACCAATCATGTTTTGTATTTTTCATATATTCTATGGTATTAGGTATATCGTTAAGACCTGTAATATTAGTATATACACCTTTTACATTTACATTTAATTCACGCTTTAAAAAATCTGCAAATAATTGCGCTTTCATTCCAACTAATAAAGGTGGATTTTCACGTATTAAATCTACAAAGCTTTTTTCAAAACATAAAAATACATTAGCAAAAGCATGACAATGCATTAATGGTTTATAATTAATAACAGAAAATATTCTATCTATAAATTCATCGTGTGCAAATACACCAACAACATTAGCATCTTTTATACTTTGTATTAATTTATCTCTGGTTGCATGATCTGGCATAGCCACACCACAATATGTTTTAGAACCATACCAACCTATATTATTTCTTAACCACTCATGTGATAATAATATATCTTGTGACAATATAGCTTCTTCACCATCACCAATTCTTACCAAACTAAATGGTATTTGATTATTAACACTTTCAATTATTAAATTAATCAATTTATTATTTGAAATTTGTTCTGTCAAATTAAATCTTATATGACATTTATGGGTAAGCCATTTATAATTTTTATAATATTCCATTTCCATAATTTATTCCTTCAATCACTATTTAAATCATTAATAATAACTTTTACAATATCTGTGTAGTTATGATTTTGATATATCATTTCTTGTGCTTTTTTAGACATTTGCAGTCTTTCTTCTTCAGTCATGTTTAAAACATAATTTACATTTTCAATCATTTCATTTTGCGACTTTGGGAAAAATGCATACTCACCAGATTTACCATACCAATATTCTTGTGCAGGACTCCAAGGACTGATAAATATTGCTCCAGCACCTACCCCCATAGCTTCACATGGTCGCATGGAAACTTGTGTTTTACTAAATCTATTATTATTCATACCTAATATTATTTTACAACTTGAATATAAGAGTGATGTATTGCCCCACGAGCAATATCCTTTATATAAGTGCTGATACCTACACAAATTCACATTATATGACTCATCTAACCACCATTCATTACCATATACAGCAATGTCATAATTATTAACAACAAGAGGCATAATAAATTCTTGAAAATCATTACTCCTAGCATTATAATTATTACCGCAAAAAACTAAATCATTAGTGTAACTTTCAACTTTATCAAATGCTTTATGTATCTCAGGATTAACTCCAAATCTAATTATTTTAATATCTTTATTATACTTATTTTTTACATAAGTTATTAACTCTTCCGTTGTAGTATAATAATAATGACAATAGTCAATTGTAGAATCTAAAAAATTTGTATAACTAGGTATATCTTCTATTCCCCATATTATAAATTTAATATTTTTTAGATTGCATAAATTAAATATTGCTTGCCATTCACAACCACATCTCATTTCACAAAACACAAAGTTTATATTATATTTTTCTATATAAGAATTAATCATTTCTACCTGAATTTCTTTACTATACCCAAATCTTTTATCTTCTGGACTTACTAAATATGTGTTCCAACCATTTTGTTTAAACCCATACATTATACCATCGTAAATTAAAGGGACAGGATTTAGAAATAATATATTCTTATTCATAATTTAATACCTTTACTTTCTGCGAAATCATTTATTGCTTGTTCAATTTGATTGAATCTATCTTCCCATCTATTTGTTAACATTAATGTTTTATATTTTATTTTTAATAAATCTTTTTCTTCTTGAGCCATATTAGCTACATAATCAACATTTTGCATAAATTCTTCATCTGTTTTACTTGTAAATATAAGTTTTTCTTCTTGATTAAATTGTTCTGTTTCTTCCCAAGATGTTGCAATAATTGGTTTACCTATTGACATATATTCAAAAAGTTTTATGGGATTAGCAGCCAAAGTTATTTCAGATTTTGTGTTAAAAGGAAGAAGAAAAGCATCCACATTATTATACCAATGTATTAATTCACTATGATCTTTTAATCCACAATTAATTACATTACTAGGACATGGCTTTCCAAATTCTTTTCCAATAAAAACAGTAGTATATTTTTCTGCAACTTTTCTAATTAAATATGTAGAAACCCAATTTCCAGTTGCACCCAAAAACCCAAATATAGGTTTAGGTAGCTTATCTAATTCTTCTATTATTTTATATTCTTCATTAAATAAACTTGAATCTGCTGCATTTTTAACTAAATAAGTATTATTATGTTCTTTTTCTCTTAATCTCTTTATAAAAGCAGAAGTACATAAAACAATATCTGATTTACTCAACATTTTATTTTCATATATCTTCCATTCATTAAACGAATCACAGGAATGATATATAGTGATTTGAGGTTTTACTATATCAATCCAATCTTCATTTTTTGCCCAAGTATTATATAATATATCAACTTTTATTTTTTTTCTTTGTAGATCTGAAATACAATCATTATAATTATGATATACATATAAATTTGGTTCAACTTGTTCGATTTTATTTTGTCCTAAAGTATTATTGCAAAAGTAAACCTTATAATTATTTCTGGCAAATTGACAAGCTATTTGTTGAGGAAGTTGCTTTAAAAAAGACCATTCTAATATTGGAGGTATTAATACAGTTTTCAATTTGTAATCTCCTTAGATATATTATTTTTTTATTTTTATTTTATTAATAATACTCTCAGTAGTATTCGAAACTACATTACAGAATCCGTAGTTCTGCGTGTTATCCATTACACCATAAGAGCAAGTATAATACAGGATAAGGGAGTCGAACCCTTAAAAATTTGTTTCTAAGACAAATATCTATGCCAATTCGATTAATCCTGCATATTAAAGGGGTAGATAATGAGGTTTGAACTCATTCTAATTCAGTCACAATGAACAATGCTACCATTACATTATATCTACCATATAAAAATCTGAGAGACTGGACTTGAACCAGTAGCCTCTAGTATCCAAAACTAGCCTTCAACCATTGAAATACTCCCAGATATAAAATTATCTTTTATTGCCATTTTAATTCATCAAAACAAGTGTTAAAACCTATAAATATCATCAAAATATAATATAAATTAATTGGTAGGTTGGCAATCCTACATCTCTTTAAAGACTTTAAATACCTTACTATTCAGATAAATATTTAAAGTGTGATAGCTGCCCGTTCTATCCTCAATTAATTTATATATTTAAATTTCCCAAATAGGGGAGAGGGTTTAAAGATAACCCACAACTAAGGCATATAGCCTACACTATTTATATAGTGTATAAATTAATTCAGTTGTTTATTATTCAGTTTTTATCTTTTTTTCTAGTTAAAACTAGGTGTCTTTTTTATATTTTTACTGTATCAACAGCAAGTGTAAATCTACTATTAACTAATAAACTTACATTTACTGTTGGTCAAATATAAGGAGGATTTAACATTCGTTGATGAGTTTTACCTCTAAACATATATTTCCAGTAAATGGATTTAATATTTTCATATGACCAAATACTAATCATATTAAATCAGCTAAAATAACATCAAAATTTTGCCCTTCGGCTTACAATTAAATGTTTACAACATTAATGTTGGAATATAATGTTTTAATTGAGACAACAGATTGAAATCCCGTCAATCTCGGTGCATCTTGGTAATTAGAGTCCCCAAGCGGAATAGATGGCTATCTCTTACATCTACCACAAACCCATGTTGTTTGTGCAACTGATTAATTCAAATGTTTACAATCCCACCACTTTGTAAACTGTGATTGAATGGCAGAGTTCATTATTCAATCATCCCATACATAATTTATTCAACACTCCTCGGACTCTGCTGTACCTATTTGACTTAAATTATGTATCAATGTAAATAACCCTAAAAAATAATTAATTATTTCTTGTGTTTTAAGTTATTACATTCCTAATCTAATACTTTCAGACAAAATTTAATTATACCCTTTAATAAATTCAGTCGGCGTATAGCCTACACTATATGAATAGTGTATAAATTTAGTAGACATAACCCAAAATGTGCTATTTCCTCAATCTACTTTCATAGACCCCACTTCTCATTATTTTAACACTACTATTCCTAGTATGAGATGCTATTTGTCTATGTTGCCCTTGGTTACTTTTGTGTATGTAGCAATTAAAGTGTATTATTATATATTTCCAAGTATTCTAATATTAACTTTGCTGCACATATTTTCTCTTCATAACTTCCACAGTTAGTAACTTTTTTTAATGCTAAAATTACATCTCTAAGTAATAATTTTTCATCCATTTATATTTCCACCTTTAAAATTATTTGAGATAGACCTTATTTTAAGCAATTAAAACTATGTTTTAAACTCAATTTACAACTTCCCATTTTTCAGAAAACAATTCAATCATTGTTTCTTTCCAAGGTACTCTTCCATATCTACTTTCTACATATAAATAAGGTGCAGTCATTTTGCTATTTTTATCAGGATACTGCGCCCTGATTACAACATCAGGTGACCATTGTGGAAGTCTCATACCTTTACCTTTTTTAACTTGTTCAAATGCTTCTCCAAAATTCATCTTATTCTCCTTAAATTTAATTATCTATCCTCTTCATTCCATCTTTTGCTTAATACTTTAAGAATAAAGGATAATGACTTATATTTTCCATTTTTATATTTTGGTTTTATACCAATACATTCTAATTGTTCTTCTAATGAAACACTTTTGTCTGAATTTTCTTTTGCAACATCAATACCTATAATATAGTCCATAATTTCACCTCTTGATAATATTATATCATAATCAAATTATATGTCAAGCATTATTATATTTTAATTGTATTATTTAATTCACCATTAAAATATTTTTCTAGTAGGGTAGGAGACATTATATGTTGAGAATAAACATATGGTTTGCAATATGCAATTATATCATCTTTTCTGTATTGTTCAGCAAGACCAATATCTTCTCCTTGAGAATGTTCTATAAATTTATATTTTTTACATATATCTTTACTGTAAATACAGGCTGCACCAGTTGCGGTACAAGGTATAAGCTTATCTTGTGGAGATTTATCTGGATTTTTAACATAATAATTAACTATATGTTTATATGCTCCATTATCATAATTAAGTATATTTGGATATTTATATGCTTCATCAATTCCTGCAAAAAGATAACCATTATGAATGAGCGAGCTAATGATATTCTTATTCTCAACTAATAAATCATTTAAAAAATTTTTAGGAACTAAAATATCTGAATCAATGCTTGCAAGATAAGAACAATCAAGTTCTACACATTTTGAAAATATTTTATTTCTTATTTGACTAAGCCATGAATATGTAAAATTATTTCTTATTTCAGTAGAACGCTCATCTTGAGGTATTTTTGAATTATTATAAATTTCAATTTCGAATGAATTATATTTATGTCCATGTAAATTTTTGAAATTTTGTAAAATTGAAAGGGAACTATCATTACAATTATTTATGATAAAATATAAGCTTAACAAAGATTTATTATATAAAAGATTATATATATGTTCTAAATATAAATTCAAAATCCAACTACGATTATGAATACCTGTAGAAATTAGTATATTTTTATCCATTTAATCATCCTTTATTTTTATATTTTAATTATTTAAATCTTCTTTTTTAATTTTTCTTAATTTTCCAAAATCATAATCAAATTCACCTTGGCTATTAATAACCTTGCTATTATCAATATCAAATTTTATCCAACTACGACCTAAATTTAGATATTCTTTTGCGTATGTAATCATTTCAATTAATTTAAAATCATAGGGAAGTTTATCTTTTAACGAAATAATCCTGATCATTTTCCAACCCCTATTTTTTAAACTATAATATCGTCTCTGCTCTTTTGATTTAAAATCTTCTTTTGAAATAGTATTTAACCTGACAGACAAATCATGTCCACTTCCATCATATTCTAAATAAATCATTTCATTAGGAAATGCTATATCTAAAAAACTTCTATCAAATAAATAATTTAAATTTCCTTTTAATAATTCATTTAAATATTTTTGGTTTTTTGAATATGCAATTAGGTTATTTTTATCCATAGTTTGTAAAAATGCAATTCGTACTTTATCCACTATTTCTGGACATTGTGTTGGATTATTAACTCCATAATTTTTTAGACAAGTTTGAATTTTCTTTTGTTTTATTTCTTCGTTCTGTGATGGATTTTCACAACCAAATTTTTCAATAAAGGTTATTTTTCTTTTTTCTTTTATATAATCAATTTGTGAAGGATTTTCAACATTATATTTATCTTTCCATTGTTTTTTTATATTATCTTGAATCTCTTTATTATTAAAAGGATTTATATAACCATACTTATCGATTAAAATTTTATCTACTTTATTTCTAATTTCAGGAATATATAAAGAACAAGCAACTCCATATTTAATAATATTACTTTCCTGAACTTTTTTACTAAAACATTTTTTACAAGCATCTTTATTTATAATATCTTTTTTAAGTTTATTATATTTTTGAAATGTTGTATAATATTCTTCATCACAATAATCACATTTAATCTTTATTAGTACTGAAGAAGTTTTAGGAGTATCTTCTATTTTTACAACAATATTAACTCTTTCTGATGTTTCTTTAAATGGAATGAAATATCCTAAGCCTTTATAATGTTTAAATTTATTTTTATAAACTAAAATTTCAACTTCTTTAGTTAATAACATATTTAATACCTCCAAAAGTATTTTATTTTCCATATTTAAAATAAAAAGAGAACAGACAGTTTGGATTCTGCTTTTCGGGAGCTACCCTAGTTCTCTAGTTTTATAAAAATAAAAAAGTAATAGATAAATTCCATTACTTTTTTAAAATTATAAACAGGTAGGGAAGACTTAAATCAACCCTACTACTGTTTTAATATTTTAGTTATTAAAATTAAAGAGTCTTTAATGAAAATAATTCTTGCGTAACTGGATCAGCAGCTAAATCAAATGTAAAACTAAAGCTACTTGGAGTATCACTGGAGTACGTGAAATCCATGCTAGATTGTGCTGTCGCTGAAGGTATATTTATCTCTTGAATATGTTCAACTCCGTCTACAGCTTTGATAATACCAATTCCTGTAATTTTAAATGCTTGGCTAAATTCATTTGCTTTAATAGTTACGAGGTCGATATTAGTACCATCTTTGGCATAAATAGCTAATATATTTTTTGATGCGTTTCCAGCAGACACAGTTATATCTTTACCAGAAATGCTATATTGTGTATCACTTGGAGCAGAACCAACAGATGTAAGTTCTGATATAACTGTAGCACCATCGGCTTCTGTTAAGAATAAAGATAGCGTGCTTGTGCTTGGTGTTGCTGCCAAAGTAAAAGTAGATGTTGTGCTTGTTACACCTGATTCATATTGAGCCATAGTACCACTAGCTACAGTTGAATTTGTAGCACCCAAAATTATAGTTAACAATTTTTGGGAGATGACTTGCGATTCAAGCTGGAGCGTACTTTTACGGTTTGCCTGCCAGTTTATAATAGTAGTTCCATTTGCTAAAGCCTCAACATTATCTCCGGTAACAGAGAGTGTCATCGAATTTCCAAATGGAAAATAAGCAAACAAAGAGTTATCGACTTTGGAATAAAATGCAAGCTTTGCCACTGATTTACATCCATAATATATCATGTTATTTCCTCCTTATATTATTATATTTTAATTATTTACCTACGACATCCATCCAATATTCTTGTTTTTGATTTTTCATGTCAAAATTACCTGAAGTAGTATATCGCATGTATATATTCCAACCATCTTTATTAAACATAGACATATAAGTATTAATTAACCTGTAATATGTCATATTTAAAACTTTTTCATAATCCCAAAAACATTCACTTGCAATAATTGTGACTATTTGATGTAATGTTTTTTGATTTTTACTATTTATCTCTTCCATTTCTTTTTCATGTTCTCGTTCTAATCTCAAATATTCTTCTAAAACAGACCTATTTGCTTCAGAAACTTGAATAACTCTTTTTTCATCTTTTTTATCAGGAATAAAAAATAATTTACAAATTACTTCACATAATTTATCATAATTATTTTTATTTATAGATGCATCAGCAATAATTATATTTATATCATTAGAATCATCCAACTCAAATTTCACATCATCTGTTCTATAAATTATTTTCAATGAATCAAGTAATTGAATTAATATATTATTCATTTCTTCATCTTCATTAAATAGGTAATTAAATAGTTTCAAATTACTATTATTTCCTTGAAATTCTAATAGAAAGGGAGTTATTACCGAAATCAGATTTTCTTCCTTTATTTTTATTATTTCCTTTGTATTCAATGGAGAGATTACACCCAAACCATATTCTGATAAATCTATTTCAGATAATAAATATCTTGCATCTGCCATAAATATCACACTCCATAAAAATCTAAAATTTCAAATGTAATATAATGTCCCAAATTATCACTATCAATAGATATATCTCCACGATCATTAAATACAAATTCCCCTATATTATTTAAATTTCCTAAAATTTCATCTAACCTATCACCAATGAAATCACATCTGATTCCATAGTCTGTTTTTTCTAATGAATTAGGAATAATAATATAGAAATAAACTTTTCCATTTTTATAAACATCACTAACTTTCTTAAAATTAACCCAAGTAGAAGTGATATAAGGTTGAGCTTTATTAGTAAAAGAAGTAACATTCTTATATGGCATTATTTGTTTTCTTATTAAAGTTTCTGGAGATTGTAATATAATTTGTTGTTCAGAAGTAGGAGTTATAGTAAGAAAACTTTCCTCATTAATTATTAATGCTTTAACTAATTGTTCGTCACTAATTATTTTATTCATAACTTTATTTTTTAACTCAGTTAGAGATTGACCCATTTTCATATTTATAACCACCTACCTTAAATTAACGAAACTAATTTTATTTGTCTATTGTAATGAATTAATGGATCTTCTACCAGTTCTACATAAACATTTATATATTTTCCAGCATATAAAGCAACATTATTTGAAGTAATTTTACATACATTATTGTTAATGGAAACAGTTATATAATTATTTAAAGTTCCATCTACATTAGTTACTGTAAATTGAAAATGTTTTGATAAATCTTCAACTTCATTATTAAACAAATGAGCTGTTAACTCTAATGACCTACCTAACATTATTGAAGTATTTGAAGGAGTTAAAGATATAGTAAATACATCATCATTTACAACAGGAATTATTTGATGATTATAATAATCTGCAATACCAGTTCCATCATCTCTTATTAAATCAATGTTATCTGTTATTGAATGTTCAGCACAAGTCAATAAAACTAATCCACTTTTTGTTATATAATCATACTCAATTACCTTATAAGCTCTGTCACAAATAATAAATCGTTTATCTCTTTTAATTTTATTAGTGTTGGAATTATATTGTAAAGTAATATATCTAACACCTTCACCAGTTGTCATATATTTTGTGTCTCTAATAGTATCATCATCAGAAAATTTAAAGTTCTCAATTATACATTCTTCTGATATTTCTTTACCTTCTGCATTTAACCACTCTAAAACATAATTTGTTTTATATATTTGAGCAGATTTATATGCAAGTAAATTATCAATTCTGCTTATAATCATCCACTTTTCATTGTAAATTAACCAATCAACAATACAACCTCTGGTTATACTTAAATTAGCAGGAAAATGTATCTTTTTATCCTCTTTATTCTGATTGATAGGATTAGTATGAGATTGAATTAACACCAAATCTATAATACTTATTGGAGTAGCAGGGGAGATATCATTAGTAAATTTCACACTATAACCTTCAGTGCTATAATTTCTTCTTATATCAAAATTTTCTTTTACTTCATTTATAGTATCTTCCTTTGATTGATATTGAGAATTACTTTCAGTTTGACTACTAATCCATTCTTTTCTGGTATTCATTATAGTACCTCCGACACTAATTGCGGAAGTCTACGAATATAGTTAGATATATCTAATATTTCATGTCGTAATTCTGGATGATCATTTATAGATACAGAAAATTCTTTTTCAATTAATGTCATTAAATTATTAATTTTACAATATTCTCTATAGCATATTTTTTCTAAAGACATCTCACAATTCTGAGGAGTTATGATGTAGATATCTTTTTTATTTTTATCATTCATTTTGACTCCTCCTTTAATTTTCATATGAATAGAATTCTTGACGGAATGAAAAAATTTCATCTTGTAAATCTTTGATGGACTCCTTTAGGATTTTATATTCAGCAACTTTGTCAGGAAACTTATTAAAATCTTTTGTCCCCAATTTTTGTTCACTATAATCTAATTCAGATTTTCTTAACCTTTTTTGTTCTAATAGCATATTTAGTGCTATTAATTCCAAAGCATCTTGGTCTACTGTGTTAGTAAACAATCCATCATAAGTTCTATTGACTATAATAAAAATATTGGTATCACCAACATCAATAATTTGAGCATTTATAATATCAACATCAATTTTCGTTATTTTAATTCTTGGATTAGTAATATAAGATATATCAACAGTCCAATCATTTTGTATAGCTGTTTTTATTTTGTCTATTATATTATTTTTTGTGTCTGTTGTTAAAATTGCAATTGTATAGGTATTGGAATTTATTGTTAATGTAATGTTACCATTAGACTCAGCTATACCATGAACTGTGATTATTATATTATCTTCATATATTGTATAGGACAAATCATAAGGTATTGTTTTTGTACATTTTGAAATTCCTGTTTTGAAAAATTGGTAAACTTTATCTTCTTTATAAAGATAGTTTTGACCTGATTTTATAAAGAAAGCATCATAAGCTTCAGAGATGGGAGTTGACATTGTTAATCACTCCTTATTTGTTGTTGAATGTTATGTCACAGTAATCTGACAAGAATTGAATTTTGTCAAAGTCATTAATTTTAGCTTTTCTTGCATATGCCATTAATATTGCTTTTTCTTGTTTAGTTATAACGTTTTCTTCTACATGTTTCTTAAACACTGAAAAAGTCTTATACTCTAGCATTTGTTTACATTTTTCTTCATCTAATATGAATTGCGTTTTACCTTCTGCTTTATTATCAAATCCTAAATATTCTCTAAAATCAGGGTTCTCAATATAAAGACGGCTGTGTGAACCTAAATTGTCCGTTCCGCAAAATAGTTTATTACCATTTTGTACCTGTGATTCAATTTCCATATTTGACATATATAATACTGAACTTGGTTTAAAATATGCATCTCCACTGGTATTTAACATTTCAAAAGAAACACTCCACGTTGCGAGATTCCTTACTTTACTTTTATCATTTAAATTTATATCCATAATTTAACCTCCATTATTAACCTTTATTATTATATTTTAATTAAACAACTTTTTTAATTTTTCTTAATTCACCAAAATCATAATCAAATTCACCTTGACTATTTATTATTATATTTTTATCAATATCAAATTTGATATAGTGATGTCCTGTATTTAAATATTCTTTTGCATATATGATCATTTCTAAAAGTTTATCATCTTGAGGAATATAGTCTTTTGTTGATATTATTCTAATTTCTTTCCAACCTGAACGAAACAAAGTATACCATCTTTTTCTTTCATTAACTTTAAATTCCTTTTCTGTTACTGTACCTAATTTTATTGAAAGCCAGTGACCACCAAAATCACATTCAATATATATTTTTTCTTCTATATGAGCAATATCTAAAGAATAATTTTTAAATGGATAATTTAATTCTCCGCCAATTATATTGCTAATATATTCTTGTTGTTGTGAACATGGAGATGTGCCATTTTTATAAAGAGTTTGTTTGACTTTATTTGATATTTCTTTATTTTGCATAGGGCTTTCAAAACCATATTTTTTCAAACAATATTTTCTTTTATTTATTTTTGAACATTCAGAACATTGCTTTTTATTTTGATTTTTAAATCTATCAAATGTAGTAATAAAATCATTTCCACACAAACACTTGATATTAATATTTTCACTAGTATTAATATAATCTTGTTCCAGTGTTAATAATTTACATCCATTACCATCTATACCTTCAACATAATATTTTATTGTAATATAAGGTGTCTTATATAGATTTGACATATCTTTTTTAACACATTCATCACATTTTCTTTTATTTCGCTTTGTAAAGTTTTCAAAAGAAGTATTAAATATATTATTACATGGACATTTAATAGATAATGGTTTTTTAACATCTTGATATTCATTACTTATAAGATGGCATTTACTTTCACTTTCAATTTCAATAAAATTTTTAATTTCCTCATATGACTTTTTTAATTTTTCTCCTATTTTTTCATAACCACATTTTTTACATTGTCGTTGATCCCCTGATTTAAAATTATTAAAAGAAACATAAAATTCATTTTCACAAGAACATTTTAATAATAATAAATTTATTGCATTTATATATTCATTACTAATTAAAAAACATCCACTGTTTGACTCAATTTCAATAAAATGTTTAACATACTCATAAGATAAAGATAAATTTTTATTTATAGATAATTTGCAACAATCCTTACATTTGTATACCTTATGATATTTAAAATTATCAAAACTTGTTTGAAATTTATTTCCACAAGTACATTGAATATCTAATTTTTCGAATATTCCAATATATTCATTACTTAATAATTTGCATCCTGAATTACTTTCAATTTCAATATAGTTTTTAACAAAATCATAAGATAATTTTCTCTTATTTATTCTTATATTTTTTCCACATTCATTACACTGTCTTTTATTTTTAGATTTAAAATTATTAAAACTTGTAAAAAATATATTTTTATCATTACATCCACACTGAATTTGTAAATTTACTTTAACATTTGATTTATTTTGGTTTGTCTTTTCTAATTCGAAATTATTTTCAGATGTTAGTAAAATACAACCATTACCTGTTTCTTTATTATTAATAAATTCTTTAATATGTAAATATGTCATTAATCCTCCTGATTTCCTGAATAAATATATAGAGGGAAGTGTCAGGTCACTTATCAATTGGATTATAAGCCCAATCTATCCCTCTGTTGATGTAATAAATTTATATTTTAATTATTCATCTAATGAAGAATCGAATATATTTCCAATAAATGGAATATATTCTTTTACTACATAATTGCCGTATTCGATATCATATCTAGTACATTTCTGTTACTTTCACCAATAAGGCTACTGACCATATTATTTAATATGGCGAATACATTAAGTATTTCTCTATGTCTCCATAAAGTTCAGACTATACCTTCTAGTTTAATTTAAAACTAGTCCTATTATAGTCGTTGAACGTCCATCTATATTAATTGATTGGGTTTATAGATGTTTCGCTGCGGATTCTCCATTGTAACAATCTAACTGATTTTACCATACCTCAGTCATTACCTTCGCCACTATCTATATTGCTATGATAGCTTGGTTAGTTAGATTTTAGAAATTTCCCGCAATTTAAGGAATTTTTTACTATGTATCACTACATAGGGAAGCTACTCTTAACTTCCGCTCTTAGATTAATATCATTAGCACTCATCGAAGTCAAACCTCCACGAATCCCGATTTTTAATGGACTTAATCTTCCTTGTGGAGTAAACCATAAATCACTAGTAGGTAATACAGTTTTATAAAAACTAGAATCAGTATTAAGTTGAGTTAAGTCATAAGCATTTGGAATTTCAACAACTAAACTACCTTTGTAAACTTTAAGCAATCCAGTCTTCATCAACTCTTCCATTACATATTCAGGAAATCTAAATTCAGTTCCTCCTGCAACGACAGAAAAATTAGCTAAATCACTAAGTTTATTTATGGCACTATAATCTCCCATAATAGTAACGGTGTTACCAAACCTTCTTGCTACTTTTCTCACCGCTTCAACTGTTGTTCTAGTAATACCTTCTTCATAATTTTTTAAAGTTGTAGCATTCTGAATTGCTGTTCTCAAAGCAGTTATATGAGAAAGAACCATTTTATTAGTTATATCAGTCATAACTTGTTCATTGCCACGAGCAAGCCCATCTGTACTCCCCGACAAAAGTTCTCGATGATCAATTATCAAGCCTCCTGTAGCTGTTTTAGTACTCATAACTTCTGTTCTTTTCTTGACAGTAGGAAATACAAACGAACCTGAAGAAGCCTGTTCTCTAGATAGATCACCTTGTATTTGATAAATTTCTACGTTCATTTGCTCGTTATGAGAAACCCTTATAGTTTCGCCCATAGCATCATTAATACTCAATCTCTGCATTAAAGGTTGCTCTATTGTAATAGTCCTTATGGCATTCAATTCAGCTTTAGCCTGAATATTTCCATCTTCAGATGCTTTAGCAAGAGTAGTAATCTTACCCATTACATCATCAACTTTTTTACCATACTTAGAAGTATCTTTACCATAAACTATCTTAGTAAATATCTCCACTTCTTCATTTGGCTTAGAATTTCTTACTTTATTATTGACAAGTCTATTAATTTCAACTTGTTCTGCATTTTCTGTTAATTTATCAAAATTTATTTCATTTGAAAAACTCATATTTTTTACCTCCTATTATTATATTTTAATTAGTTTGTTGATTTAATCACGCAAAGATATCCACCTTTTACAGTTCCACCACCAGCATCAATAGTGAATGTTCCAAAGGTAGTTTTCTTAACTACTTGTAAATACACTTCATAACCAGTAACAGATGCAGATTTCTTCCATTTCTTTGTATCGGTGGTATCTGCTAAACTTCTAGGAATTATGTAATTACCTACAGCAACTGTTGTATAATCATCAGTTACCAAATCCGCAGATATATCTACCATTTGTCCTACATAATCTTTAAATTTAAACCCTCTAATTTTTTCACCAATTCCAACTTTATAATCTTCAGTGTTAAGAATTTCAGGTTTGTCAATTATGTTCCACATTACGTAGAAATCTCCAGCTTGGGTAGCAGTAGCATCAACAATTGGCGTAGCTGCTACTTCAGTGACAACTCCATTGACGGTTGCACCATAAGATACTGCAAATACTTCACCATTATAAGTATCTCCAGTAGCTACTATATTAGGGTTATTAAAACCATTTAGATAGTTTGAATCATGAAACTTGAATAAACTCATATTATTTACCTCCTATTATTATATTTTAATTAGTTATTAAAAAATGTTGGTATACTAGTTTTTTTACTTTCATCAACCTTTTTTGTTGCTATGAAGTTAGTAGTATTTGAAGTGTTAGTTTCAACAGAAACTTTTGATTCTTTAAATTTTTTGAAAACCAATTCTTTTTCTGCATTCTTTAAACCATCAAAATCACACTTTTCTACATACTCCTTCAATGAATTAACTTCAGATTCCTCAAATCCATTCTTAGGAATCTCAACGTCAAAATATGTATTAATTTCCACCTTCAATACTTCTGCATCTTTCTTTTCTTTTTCTTCTTTCAAACTGTTGAATTCCACCGTAACTTTTTCCTTTTCAGTTTTCTCAGTTTCAAGTGATTTGTTAATTTCAACAATTGTAGCACTAAATTCTGAAACTTTTGTTTCAAGCTCAGTAACTTTAGTAGTTAATGAATTAATTTCAGTAGCCTTTGTTTCTATATCCTTATTTAAAGCATTAATTTCATTAGTTTTATCTTCAATTTTCTTATTAAGTTCTAATACTATTTTCTCATCCATCTCTTTATTTACCTCCTTAGTTTGATTGTTTTGATTGTTTATTATATTAAATAGTGAGCTATTAACTTCAATAGAATTTTCACCGTTTACAGGTTTCCAACTCTCTTCGACTTTAACGATGTCACTAATTACTAACTTAGCATCATTTATTGTATATGTACTTTTGTAATATTCTCCAACAGCACTCCAACTTTTCATAATAAAAGTAGAAATTGTAGGATAAAATTTGCAAATATAAAAATATTTATAATCATTAGAGTTTTCATTAAATTTTTTATTAAATAAATTTTCAACTAATATTGAAATGTCCTCATGATTTAATTCGTTGATCTCAATTTTTATATTTTTATCGGGAAAATTATCCACTTCTTTTTTCTTAGTGTTAAGTTCTAACAATAGTGCTGATGCATCAGCGGGGATTTCATCAATCACAAGGGCGTGTCCAGAATATTGGTAAATTTTGGGAATTCTGGCTTTTGGTTTCCATCCACCATCATAAATAATTTTTGTATTGCCTTTTGATTTGTCTGCACATACCTCAACAGAACCTTCTACTGATTTACCATTATCATATTGCTCCTGTAAATAACTTACAAGTTCTGGAAATCTTTGATCATATAATACTCCTATACCCACTAAAGCATCTATTTTTTCACCATTAACTTCAATGTTTTCAACAATTTTAGCACTATCAAAAGAACCAACAACTAAACTATCTTCAAATATGATTTTATTTTCCTCAACGATCATATTCCCATGTGAACCTGTAGGTATCGTATTTTCTTGGTCTAAGAACTGTGCTACGATCGGCATACCTTGAACTGAGTCTATATTTTGTTCTACATATTCTTTCTTCCATAAAATTCCATTTCCATTATAATCATTATCATTACGAGGTATTTTATGTAAAATAAGACTTACATTTGTTCTTCCTGCTTTAGCTGTTTTTTTAGAAATTTCTATAATTGAATTGTTCATATTTCACCACCATTCTAATACTTAAAAAATAAGAAAGGTAGGAATTTACCCTACCATGATTTTTTAAATTTAAAACAAAATTATTATATTTCAACCATAATACCTTAACCAGCAAATATAGTAGCAGTTACAGTTAAATTGCCATTACCAATAGCATTAATCTCTGTTTTAAAATATCTTATATGAGGAACATCAATCTCAAATAATCCTTTAGTTGTAGTTGAAGATGTTAAAGTCGAATAGGCTCCCATAGGAGATGCTTCAATAAGTCCGTATTCAACACCATCTATAGATCCATAAAATTTTACAGTAAAAGATGTAGATGTACCGCTTACTTGAACACCAATTGCATCATTGTTAACCACCTCTATAACCTTGCTAAATCCTGTTGCTGTTGCTGCATTGTGTAATTTAATATATTCATTCATTTCTCATTACCTCCATAATTTTTTTATTTTAATTTAATTGCTTACTTTTTATCTTTTACTTTTTGTTCATTACTTTTTAAATTTCTTGCAGTTATACCAGATTGTTTTAATTCTGAACTATCTTTTTTAGGTCTGCCACCTAAATTATTATCAGGATTTGACTTGTCAGCACTATCACTTGAGGTATAGGCAGTGATATGGGCTGGGTACATCTCCTCATACCCCAATTCTATTTCTTCATCAAGACAATTTAAATAACTATCTGTATTAAATCCTGCTGCTGCAATTAAAAACCTTCTACTACCTCCTATTAAGGTATAAAGCTCTTTTGCTTTTTCGTAAGTAGATTCTTTATTAAGATAGGTTAAAGGCAGAAATTCAATATCTATAAAATCTTTCGGAATAATTCCTAAATGATTATTCAGCACCCTAGTTTCTTCTCTTGCAATTTCATTAACATACTGAAAAACTTGTGCCGATGTCAAATCCAAATTAATCTGTAAACTACCTAAATTAGCACTTTGACTTTCGGCATTTAAAGCTGAAGCAGCAAATCCTAAATTAGTAGCTATTTTCTTTATATTCTCATTACTCAAAGTATCTGTTATTAGAGATGAATCTTTTGTAACTCTTTCAATTTTTGCTCCAGGAGCTAAACTTAATGTTGATATTTTTGCACTGTCACTAGTAGTATTAACTCTAATTGCATTTTGAAAAGCGGTTATTACACTAAGTTGCTGATCTTTATTTAAGCTACAAGAACCTTTTTTCTCACCTTCAGGGAGCATTAAAACATATATACTACTTGCCAATTCACTAATTAATTTATATTGACTATTTTCATAATCTTCATCTAATTTCATATCAGCAAATGCAGATATACCAAAAGGTCTACCAAATGCTTCATCTTCATCTGCTTTAGCTTTTAATGCAATAGTTTTTTTATGATCAAGAATAAACCATCTCTTACTACCATCTTTTTTATATTGATTATAAGCAACAACAAATTCCTTTGGATAATTTTTTATTTCATTTAATAATCCACCATGTTTAAATTGGTCAAAATACATTAAATCAAATGCTGCAATAGATGTATTATTTTGAACTCCTATAATTTTGCAATAATCTAAATCTAATGATTGAATCATGAAATTATCATTTAAAGATAAACCTTCTAATCTATCAATACTTTCAATAAATCCAGATGAAGTGTTAATATTTTTATTAGATGCACTGGTATCACGAAGCACTCCCACGAACATTCCATCAATGAATAAATGTCTAAGTATATCTCTAGTTGTTCTATCAATATTTAATATTTTAAGTAGAGTATTAAATTTCTGCTTTTTATTTTTCATTCCTTGACTTTTATTTCTTAAAGTAGTTATATATGACAGGGTGGGTAATGCTACCATTTTATCTATAGATTGACCGTAAACTCCATTTAAAGAGTATGATTGCCTTGATATTTCTCTTAATATTGCATTGTAAATCATTGGATATTTTATATATTCTTTCATTTGTTCAAATGAGATATTATTAGTATGTATCATTGAAGAAACAGAATATGAATAATTTGCCAGTGAATTTAATTCTATAGTGTGGGAATTTTGTTCTATTTGTGGAGATTGAGGATTTTCATCATTCAAGTATTTATCCTCCTTTCTTTTTTGGATTATTATATTTTAATTATATGAAAATACGAAATCATAGTCTGAATCTTGTTGAATTTCTTCCATAAACTGATATATATAATAAAGTAAATATGCAATAGCAGAATATCTATCCTTATCAATACTTTTAATGTTTTGATCAATAGATATAGTTTTTGTTTTATCATTTTTAATAAGTTTTAGATTTGCCACTTCATCAATAAACCTTGTAACTTGATCACATTGTATTTCATAAAACATATTATTAGAATTTTTTGTAGTTTCCTTTTTTATTTCCTCATGGGATTTAATTAATTTAACTTTACCGCTTTCAAAATAATCAACAAAAATTCTTATTATATCTGAATTAATACCCTGAGATGTTAACGCATATAAAACTTTTGGTGCAGTATTTAACATAGGTTTATCATCTGTATTCATTGTATCCCAACATCCTAATTCATTATTAGTTTGAGGATCTGTATCTTCTTGCAATAATGCTTCGACTAATCCTTGACCCCATGAATTAGAATCTATTACAACAGCTTTTACTCGTGATTTTACTAAATCTAAATTTCCACCATATTGATGAAACACTCTTTTTATAATTACAGATTGTTCTTTATAACTTAAATTTTGTGGAGGGGTAGTAATATTGACAATATGAATTTGTCTTATTTTACCAACATTATTTTTAATTATTTTAGCAACAACTATAGCTGTTTTATTATTGATTTTCCTAGCGACATCAACACCCATAATATATTCAGGCAATTCAGATTGATTTTTAAAATCTTTAGGTATTTCTATATCTTCAGAACCTAATGTTCTAATTTTTAAAAGTTTACTTATATTAATCAATGCACCATCTGAAGATCCAACCCAATCACAAAGATAGTTTTGTCTGTATCGAGTTATACTACCTTTCCTTGCATTATTAATAGTGGATATTTTTTGTCTTCCAAAGTGTACTGGAATACTCCAATCAGAAGTATAAACAAAACTTCCGTTAAGGTCAGTCATTCCCCTTAAATGTTGAATAATAGTTTCATATGCATCACTATTTTTATATCCAGAAGTTGTAAATCTATTCACTTGACCATTTAGTTCTTCTGGATCTTCAATTCCTGTCATTGTTCTCCTAGGAATGTTAAAAATTGGACTTATAGCGTCCTCATACGTATCTTTATCCACCAAATTGTCCTCTTCTATTTCCCCTCGTCTTCTTCTTTTACCCTTAGAGGATTGTGAATTAGCTAAATTATCTATTACAGAACCATTTACCCATTCTACCTTACCTCTGTCTTTAGAAAAATTAGCAGATTTTATACAATCTTTTATATAAGGAAAAAAGTCTAAAATTTCATTGTGTTTTTCTTCCCATATTTCTACAGCAGATTGTTTTGTAGATGCTAAAATAGACATTGTAATACCAGGGAAAAATTGGCATATATGATATGCTCCCATTACATTAATCAAGGTTTTTGAGCCGCCTCTAGGAATACAATCATAATTATATATAAATCTAACTAAACACCTCAACATTACTCTTTGATCTAAATCAAACTTAAATAATTTACCCGTTTTGGGCTTTATCAAATCATAATAATAATCTGGATAAAAACGAAGAAAACTAACCAGTTCTAACCATTTTTCTATATTACCTGTAATAAAATCTTCTTGTACTTTTTGAATTGGATTTTCAAAAGTAGAACTATAAATATCATATCTATCTTTTTCAAACTTTTGATTATCACTTTGAAAATTATTAAAAGAAGGCATTAATAATCACCTTCCTCTTCTTCTATTATAAATTCAATTTCATCTTGATTATATAAAGGTTCTATATACAACTTTCCTAAATCCCTAAACATACTGTTTCTTTTTTGTTTTTCTTGATCTATTTGCTCTTTTGTATGTCCCTTTTGAGTGTAATGTTCTTCTATCATTTTGTCATAAAAATTCCATATATCCACATATTCTACTTTTGGTTTATCTTCAAGTCTTCTTACTTTATTTATAATTGCCCAAATAATTAAATCTGCATCATCATAAGGTTGCTCTTTAAGTTTAGGCATAAGAGGTATTAATGATGTATGAGATTCAATTGCTTCTACTAGTTGTGGAACTAAATCTATACCTCCAGTAATATCACTTTTACTCAACTGAGATACGTTTAATTTAGCAGCAGTAGCATCGGCTTGCGCTAATCTTGCCCATTTTTCAGCCTCACCAACTTGCCCTTTAGCTGTAGCCATTTCTTCTTTGACTTTATGTGTTATATAAGTTATTAATCTTTCACTATGTAATTCAGTTTTTTCTTTATATCCTCTAGAAAGTTTTTTATATTTTCTTTCGAAATTTAAATATTCTTCTAATTCAAAACCATATCCATATTTTTCTTGAAACATTCTAATATCAACATTTTCTTTATTCTCTATTTTATTTAATTTTTCTTTATTTTCAATTTCACAAATAGGTTCAAAAATAGAAGATGACCATCCATCAGATTTATTATTTAATGCAAGGTTTTTCATATATATCCCAATTGTATCTCCATTTTCTTTTATAGACGATTTAAATAAATCATAAATAAATGGACGATCTATTATCTTTAACATTTGCTTTACTTTTTCAACATTTATATTGCCAGCATTATCATTACACATATCTTTAAGACATTTTTTACAGTAGGGTATTTTACCTGTTTGATATATAGGATTATAACTTTGATAATAGTCACCAGATTTTTTTGTTTCACCACACATTGTACATGTTAATGTACTAACATTTATTTTTTTTGATGATATTCTTTTTCTGCCAGCCAAAATATTCACTTCCCATCCTTGTTATTTAACCTTATTAAAAATAAAAGAAGAGAATATACAAAAAGGAGAATAGGGGAGTACCCTAAAGTATATTCTCTATAAAATTTTAAACACAAAAATACCCTTATTTTTCAATAAAGGCATGATCTATTCAAAAAATATTATATTTTATCCATAAAATCATTCATCAAATTCTAAACCATCATCAACATATCCAAATTTCAATCCACTTTTCTTTTTCTTACTTTTTTCACTAACCTTCTCAGGCAATTTAAATAATCCACCTACAGCAACTTCTTCAATATACTCACCGCATTCACAAGTACCATACATTGTAATGGGATTTGTTAATATTAAATAACCTTCAATAGTTCTGCAATTTCTAGTATCAAATTGAAATTCAATATTCTCATGTTTACATTTTTGTTGTAATCCAATAACGTGTTTCTTATGCTTATTTTTAACCATAATTAAACACCTCTATAAATTTAATCTTCACAAACACAACCACTTTCAATGTTGTCCAAAGCATTGTCCCATCTAGCAGAAGTCTTATTGGTAAATTTACTAACTTCGTCATAAGCAGAAATCATACCTTTTATAAAAGCTTTTTGATTTTCAGAATTTACATAATCTCTAAAAGTTTCCAATGCTTCATGATCTTCCATATCACTTAAATCAAATATAAAATCAAGTAATTTCTGGCATTCAGGACATGTACATTCATCTTCACAATTATATTCAAGTTCATGAATCTTTTGTTCATCAAGTTTTGGAGTCTTAGCATTTTTACTTAACTGTTCCTCAAGCATACTAATATAAACACTTGTTTCTACAGGGGTATTATCTATATAATATATACCATCTTTTTTCTCAAATTTCATGTTTAAAATGCTCCTTTTATATTATTATATTATTATTGTATTAATAACATCTGTTATACCCATATATTCATCCATTATAAATGATTGATTTTTCTTCTCAGATTGAAAATATCCCATGTTATTACTCCATCTTGACCAACCTGAAACAGTAGGTAATCTCATTATTTCTAAATATCCTTGTTTTTCATAAATCATAGCTTGATGTAAGTGTGCAAGCATCCATATCATATGAGTACAGTCACTCCACATATCTTTTGCTTCTGAAGTAATTAATGGTAGTGCATCTTTAACTTTTATATCATGTGATAATCCTAATATATTTTTACCAAATTTATAATATTTTCTAGGCATAGGGGAATCGTCAATTTTTATATTTTTATTATTTCTATACCATGCTTTTATTGTTTGCATAATACCAAACATAGTATGTAAGTCATGATTAGACAATACATAAACAACATCAACAGGAGCAATACTATTTAACATATCAATTCCATTTATAATCATTTGAGTTGCCTTGTTTACTGTATTAAACCATAATCCATCATTATCTTGAGGAGTACATTTTGTAGTAGTACCATTAATATTATCTGCATTAATAAAATCATTACCAACAATAAATAATACCTTTTCAAACTTTTTATTTTTAACTCTATCTATAATATTATTTATTACAGTATAAAATAATTCTTCAGCAATTTTTATATTGTAGTCATTACCTGTTGAATATTTATCTGAAAATAAACCGTAATGTAAATCTGCAATAGGAACTACTAATAGATTGCCATTCAAGGTATGTTGCTTGGAAATTATATTTACTTCATTTTTACAATTAGTTTTAATATTGTTAAAAATTTTCAAGATATCTTTTTCATTCCAACAATAATCAACTCTAGGTTTAACTACAATTTTACTAGAATATAATACTTGGACACCATCTTGCTTACTATAAACATTCCATATATTATTTCTTGCAGAAACCAATTCCCAAGCTTTAATATCATATCCATGAGATTTAAGTAAATAATTTACATCTTTAGAATCATCTTCAGACATCTTTAAAAGTTTATCACTACTTTGTGATCCATCTTTATGTATCTCTGTTGTTTCTTTATATTGAAATTTTTCAGTAACTTCAATTTCTTTATTTTTTTTAAGTTCACCATTAGCTTTACGATATGATTTAAACCAACATCTTAAAGTTTCTCCTGATTTAAAATTAAATTCTAAAGCTAAATCATCCCATGATTTATTGATTGATTTATTGTGTTTTTGTTTGCATATATTTAAAAGTTCATTGTTTTCCAAATTACTTCCTCCTATGATTTAATGGGAGTAGGGTAGGGGAGAGGGACTAAAAAATCCCTCATTAAAATTCATCAACTTCACTTTTACTAGATTCAGATATTCCAAACTTAATATTGCTACCTATAAATGATTGGAAATCATCTACACTTACAACAGTTTTTATTCCAGACTTAGGATCTAATATGTTAATGCCATTATCATCAATACTTTCTATAATTCCTTTTATAGTCTTGCTTATAGTAAAATTAACACTAGTATTGACAAATGGTTCAAATTCCTTATGTAAATCAAAAATATCAGTTAAAGTTTCTTCTTTTTTCTTTTCTTCTATAGTAATTTTAGTATTTTCTATACTTTTAATTAATCCAGAAACCTTTGTTGATTTTTCATTCTTTTCTTCCCTTTTAATCATTGTAAATCTCCTTTTATTAAATAATATTATTTTATTTTAATTATAAAATTACTTATTCAGTTCAGTCTTTATTGACTTACTAAATTTAAAACTAGGACTTTTACTTGCAGCAATTATAATCTTTTCTTTTGTAGCTGGATTTACGCCATTTCTCTCAGCTCTATTTGTAATTTTGAAGTTTCCAAAACCAACTAATTTAATATCTTCACCCTTAACTAAAGTTTCCTCAACTGTTTCCATAAAACTATTCAAAAATTTTTCGGAATCCTTCTGTGTCAATCCTGTCTGTGAAGCTATTTCTTTAATTATATCCTTTTTATTCATGCTTTTTCTCCTAAATTATTATTTTATTTTATTATTTACATATTCATTTAATTCTGTAACCCATTCTTCATGTATAGCTAATCCTGCATCTATATATTCTTTTATAGCTCTTTGTAAATCTTCAATTCTCTTTTCTATCCAGATATATCTTGGCATAATTCCAAGTGGTGGCTTTTCATGTTTTATCCCTATATTCCATGTTCCATCTGTATAAGTTAGAAAATTCCACTTATATACTTGTTCTAAATTATTTGACAAATTACTTGTACAATTTTCACATGCTTTTGTTCCTGCTAATGTACAATTACATATCATAGAAATTTACCTCATTTTTATTGTTTTTTATTATAAATAACATATTGTATTTTTTGTAGTACTAATAACTGTAGACGATCTACACATTTTTGATAATTCATTTTCTAAATCTTCTTTAAATTCTAATTTTCCTTCAATTTCTCCATGTACTAAATAATATTTATCTGTATAAATACTTTTTAAATAAGAAAGTAATTCATGTCTTGGAATATGAGA